CCCCATAGGTGGATTGTTTTACTGTAACGGAAATATGTGTGTTAAACGTAGCAGTCGCACAGCGTTGATAAAACAATACAACCGTATCTTTTACTATGGTCCGAACGACCCTGTGACCATATGAAAACCCTACGCGATGTATTAATAGTGTCGGCCTTGCTGGCACTGCCTTGGATCATTTACTTTTGGAGAATGTAATTATGAACAAATACAGAATTGACCGTGCCGATAGTCAAGTAACCCCGTGCGGAATGAACAGCATCATTTACATTGGCGACAACGTCTCACGCGCCAGAGATTGTTTTTATCGTGAGCATGGCGGTCTTGACCCATGGGGTAATCCGAACCCGCAATACAGTCTGTTATTTTCCAAATGGGACGGAACAGATTATGTCTGTATCGGTTTCAAGGATAGCTTGCAATCATCTTTTTTGAAAGGCTAATATCATGAACCACACCTATGAAGAACTAGAACGCGCCGCCTACATAGCAGGCAATACGGCACTAGCTGCGCTATACGATGCGGCGCAGACCATGGAGGAGATCGAGAACAGTCTACCGCGTCAAATGACTGTAGAAGACTTCATTGGCGATGGTCTGGAAACATACGTTGATGCGCAGGTCACCGATCAATGCCCAGACTATGCCGAGTACAAACAATTTTTCGATGATTGTTTTGCGCACCTGAACAGTCATTACCCATGTCCTAGTGTCACCAGTGGCCATGATTGTTCAGTGATTTTTGATGCTATTGCCAAAGGGGACACAGAATGAAAAATCAATACTATGTCGAGCATACTGATACCTATGGCGGTGAAGCTAACTACTGCTGGGTCGATCGTTTCCTCGTTACCGCGTCAACAATGCGTGGTGCAATTCGAAAAGTGTCCAAAGAAACGGGATACCCTGCGAAAATGGAAAATAATTATGGGGATATGCGCCGATACAACGTTCCTGGGTGTTGTATGTGCTATTTTGTAAGCTACGCCGAAGGTAACGAACAGGATCAATATTCAAGGATCAAAATACTATGATCTGATTTTCTTTTCGCCAGGGGTCCCCAGTCCCCGTTAAACCAAACTGAAAAGCCTAGGGGCTCCGGTGTCTTAATTGATGCCGGAGCCCCTAGGCTTTTTTATTTGCAGAAAGGATACCCACATACCATGCCCAACAAAACAACGCACCTTGACCCCATTCAATCGCGCCTAGTGACCCTGCGCGCCAGCCTTGATCTGTCCCACGAACAGACCTCGACCATGCTCGGGGTGTCACCGCATACCCTGCGAAAATGGATCGATGGGGAACGTGCGCCAGGTGGTCTACTTGTGCGCTTACTCGATGTGCTCGATCTAGTGCACGCCATGGCGCCACAGTTGCACAGTGCCATGGTCCGGGATGTTGTCGCAGAGCATCCTAAGGGCAAACCGGGCAGGCGGGTAGGGTTTAAGCTGGGTCCGAAACCAATTTCTAAAATTTAAAATCCTGAATTTCCAAAATTTTCCATCCATTTGGGAAAAAGGATTCTGGTCAATTGATTGACAAACTAACCCAAAGTATGTCACAATGAACCCTGTAATTAGCCAAGGACCAGATCATGATCATCAGGCAAGCCGAACTCGAATCGTGGATGACCGCTCTCCCCTCACCCCACCTCCCAACCGGGGAGCAAATGTGGTCTGACACTGAGTGGATGGATAAGCCTGTGGCATCCAGAATCCAGACCCTTGAACAGCACTATGGTTGGAACGAGCTTGAGGCGATGTACTCAAAAGCCAAGTCACCCAAGCGGGTCGCACCCGAGTGGAAGCCAAGGAAGAAGCGCGTGGCGCGTGCCAAGGTCACCATAAACCCAAACAAGGCGCGTGTGGAGTCGGCACCAATTGAGCGCACCTTTGAATATGACCCAGAGACTGGTAAAATCAGCCGTGTGGGCCTCGATGTCGCCGTGGAGATGATGGATACCCATGGGTACCTTTATGTTCGCTATGGACGCGTTGCGGTGGCTTCCCATCGGCTGGGCTGGCTCCTGACTACCGGCGAGTGGCCAGACGGACGCATCAAGTGGATTAATGGTGTGGTGACCGACAACCGCTGGGAAAACCTGCGCGTGGGAGCGAACATGGACAAACGGTACCAGGCGCAGGTGATGATCAATGGGCGCCGGGTATCCCTTGGCTACTATGAGACCCCCATCGAAAGGGACATGGTGGCCATGCACTACAAGTTGACCGGTGAAAAACCGATCAAACGTACCCTTCAGACCCCTCAGTAATCGTCGGCGCCGTAGACCTTCGGGGGGTTTTTTCCAGAGAACTTGTTTATTTTAGTCATCAACCTCTGCTTGGCATCGATCACCTTCTTGCGATGGTCGGCAAAGATTGTTTGCAGTGAGGGGTTTATTGCCCACTCGGCCACGTGCCGCGCCTCACCAGTCCGATCATCGATGCGTATCACCCACCTTGACTCCTCAAGACCGTGCATCGCAGAGTAGACCACCTGATCCTGCGCATAAATCCCCAGCTTCCCAATGTGGTGTCGTGCCTCCCTTTTCAACTCGGCCAGTGTCACCGTGGAGATGTCCGAATGCTGGATCGTCCACTCCGCAACCCAGATGTCAAACGAGTCGCGGGACACAGTGTCGAGGGCATACCTCAGAGCAGGGATCACGTAGCTTTTGATAACCTTGCAGGCCCGGGTCATGACGTCCGCCGACACATGGGTGGAGAATGGTGTCTCAAGCAGATGGAACATCAGAGCCAACCGACCCACAAGTCCCTCCATCTTGCCAAACGCGGTCATGAAAATGTCGTCCGATTGCAGGAGCCGTTCGTCGGCGCGCTGGATTAGGTACCAGTCTTGAAACTTGTCATACACATGGTACGCTTCCGGTGTCAACTTGTAATCCATCTGGGGCAGCGCGTAGATCAACCTGATGGTCTGTTCCCAAACCCCGACGTTCTGTAGGTACTCTGGGATCGGTGTGGGTTTTTTGGTCAGATCACCATTGAGCACGCAAGGAATGAACCGCTGGATCATGCCGTCCATGGCCAGATTGTGTAGGTGTTCTTTGAATACTTTGGGTTGCACGTTGCCATAGATCGACACTGCCATATTTTCGGCCCTGATCGACCCGGCGCCGACCCGGTCCATGGTGTAGGGTGCTGACTCATAGGATTTTGTCCAGCACGAACGATCCTCTGGGCTGCTCTTGTCAGTCATTTTCCTGATCCATGAATTCATTTCATCAAGGGCACACAGCACACCACGAGGGCGGTCAGCACACATCCGTGCCAACTTCTGGGATGTCACATCGTCCACAGTGATGCGCAGCGGGGCCGGTTGAGGTGGGAGGTCAGGAACCGCTGGGGGCAGCGTGTTCGACATCATGGTGGGGTCGGACTTGAACTCAATGAATGCCTTCTTGGCAGTCGCGTATGCTGCCTCCTGACCCTCCCATTCCAACAATATCTTGGCGAAGTTCGGCACATCTTCCGCTTCAATTGCAGCCAGTGGCTTGAACATGGGAGTGCTGCCAGGTGTCTTCTTGTCGGCTGGTTCACCGATGGTCATCAGCCACAGAACCGGCGGCACTTTGAAACCGGGGAGTAGCTCAAGTCGAGAGCGCGCGTCAACTGCACCACAAGCTGTTGCAAGACCAGCGAAGAGGGGTACCAAGGGGTCACACCCCACTGTCTGACTGACCTCCTGCGCGCGCCGCGCCAGCACCGTTGGCCACAGACTAATATCCATCTTAGGTGGCCGTGGTCTGACGTCCGAGACAACGGTCTCAGGGGCCGCTGGTGCCTCCACAGAACCGAAGAGTGACGTAATATCTGGAGCAGGTTTGACCCACCCATGAGCCTTGGCGATTTTGAACAACGTTCCCAACTTGACACTGGTTGCCTTGTCGGGTCGGAAGCTGTGCCACTGAGTTAATATCTCTCGTTCCCCGGGGTACTTTGTCTTGGCGGTCTTGCTCCATTCGTCCCACAGATACAAACCCTGTTCCAGGTTGCCGATCTGAGTGCTGGCCCAATGGAGCGCCATGCCAACAGAGACCCATTCCTCACGGGAGCAGTCGGGGCTGATGCTGTTGACCGCTGATTCAAGTTCGTCCCACTCAACAGTAGGTGTGCTTGTTGGAGAAGGGATCGCTGGCTCAGTAATGAGAGATTGCCACAGATCAAGAAGTTGTTTAGGGATCTGTGGTAAGCGAGTCCAGTGACCCTTGCCTGCCCACCGATACGGTTGGTTCGTTGTGGGGTGGATCGATGGGGGCAGAACATCTTGAGTTGTTGAACCGTTCGATGTAGCACACCTGAGTTCATAGGCCACTTGACCGCCGATGATGACACGCTTGGATGGAAGCGGCGCATCAAGTCGGTACAACAGCTTCCCATGCCCTGCTCTACCCGAGTCCACGATGACTGCATCATTCGCGTCATAGAGTGCTTGGAGATCGATCCCTTGCAGCGCCAACACACCCAGAGTCGTTGTCCAATCGTCGATGTCAATCGCACAGGTCTTGCTGTATGCGTGGGCCAGGCCGATACCATACCCATGAGGCAGTTCTGCCTGCGACTTGAGTGCGTTGGCCTTGAGGTTCCACCCTGGTGTGCGTGGCCCCTTGGTTCCTGCTGGGATGGGCACCAAGGACCATCCGTGACGGATGTATGCGTCCACTGACGCTGGGTGCTGTGATACTGGGATTGCGCTCATTTGAACATTTCTAAAAATATTTTTAGGCAGTGTAGCACAAGATGAAACTCTGTGGTACGATTGCACCATCGAATCAAGGAAATATTATGGCAACCAAACAAAAAGCGGCTTTTATCACTGTGCGAGTCACAGAACAAACCCGTTCCAAATTTCATGCAAAGGCTTTGAGGTATAGCACACCTTCAGGCGTCTTGCGTGATTTAATTGATGCGTTCATCCAAGACCGCGTCGCAGTGTCCCCCCCTGTAAACCACGTAACCAAAGAAAGCATTTATGTCAAATCTATCTAACGAAGCTGTCATCGCTATCGCGAACGCAATCACCGCTAATTCCGTTGCCTTGAAGGCACTGATTGAAGTCTTGCCTCATGACGATAAGGTCAAGGTTTCCACCGCTGCTCAAGCGCCTGTGGCTGCCGTGGTCCCAAACGTCCATACCGTGGTCCCAAACGTGCAGCCTGCACCTATCCCCACTGCGCCCGTGATGGCTACACCAACTCTGGTGGCTCCTGTTCCCGCGCCAGTTGCTTCGGTATCCCCTTCTAGCATGATGCCCCCACCTCCGAGCTTCGTGACTCCTGTGGCTGCTCCTGTGCAGGCTGGTGTCCCGTTCACGGATGCCAAGGGTCTGCTGGACTATGTAATGGGCTCCTACAAGGCCATGGGTGCGGCTAAGGGTGCTGGTATTCAAGGGGTTCTCACGAGTCTCGGTCTGGCTAACATCAACGACGTGAAGCCAGAGCAGTATGCTGCGTTGTATGCTGGTGTGGAATCTCTGAAGTAAGACCATGACCACTCACGCGAAACTCAGTCCGAGCAAGCGGTCACAGTGGTCCCGGTGCCCTGGGTCTGTCAGGGAACAGGCACCGTACCCTGATGTCTCTGGACCCTCTGCTGTTGATGGTACACACACTCACTCCCTCTTGGAAACCTGTCTCAAAGGTGATGTGTGGTCTGCTGCCACCTACATCGGTAAGGAACTGACAGACCATGATGGGAAGTTCACAGTCGATGTACCTCGTGCGGAGCGGGTTCAAATAGCTTTGGACTATGTAAAGTCGGTACTCGATAGTCATCCCAACAGCGAAGTATTTGCTGAGTCCAAGGTCAACCCGCTGTGGTTGATCGGTCGGGATGATATGGGTGGAACTGTTGACATCCAACTCTACTATGACTACGTTCTTGAAGTAATTGACTACAAGGATGGTTTTGGCGATGTCGACATCACAGGCGCAGGCAAAGAGCAACTGGAGCAGTACGCTGTGGGTGCTCTGGCCAAGTTCAAACTGGCCTACAACGCGGTTTACCCGTTCAAGACGGTCAAGCTGACGATCATCCAGCCGAAAATGCTTACCAAGGGTCTGCCTGCGATCACTTCGACCGAGATGACAGTGTTCGATGTGCTGAGTCTGATTGACCGTATGGCAGCAGAAGCCCGTGCAACCGATGCACCTGATGCACCTTTGGTCGCAGGAACGATACAATGTAAATTCTGTAAAGCGAAGGGCTCTTGCACCGCCCTGTCAAGTAAAGTAATGGAGGATATTGGTGTCATGTTCAAACCTATCGAATCTGCTCAAGAGGTTGTCACGCAGCCTGTTTCTGAGCCTACTGTTCCCCCCATCTTCGAGATCGCGCACCAAGCCGCTGGTAAGGACCCTACTGTCATGGATGGTCAGCAGCTTCGCCAGATCATGGAAGCGGCACCGCTGATGCGCCAGCTTCTGGATGCTGTGGAGGAGGAGACACTTCGGCGCTTCAAACTCGGTGTCTCGATCCCTGGCCTCAAGTGTGTCAATGGTCGTGGATCTCGCAACTGGAATCTCCCAGAGGATCAGATTGCTGACAAACTGATCCGCATGGGTGTACCCAAAGGCGCGGTTTATGAGACCAAACTCGTGAGTGTCGCCAAAGCGGAGAAGCTCAGTTGGGAAAAGACCAAGGCCGGTGAAAAGGTCAGGGTCCAACTTACTGAGCGGCAACTCAAGACACTTGAAACTGAATACGTTGTAAAACTCGCGGGAAAGTTGACCGTGGTCCCAGAATCTGATTCACGGCCTGCTGTGGTGTTGGATGCGTCTCCGATGTTCTCGGCAGTCGCTGTTAATGCGCCAGTGGTAGATTCGCTACCAACATGGCTTTTGTAATCAAAAGGAGTTATCAAAATGAGTGATGTAATCTACTTCAGTAATGTGCGTTTGAGTTTCCCCCACCTCGCACAGCCCCAAGAACAGATCAACGAAGTCACGGGTGCCAAGCGTATCAGTTACAACGGTGAACTGATCATGCCAGCAGACCACCCCGGCTTTGTGCAGTTCATGCAACAGTACAACGCGTTGGCGTTGGCCAAGTGGAAGGAACACGCCCCCGCTGTGCTGCAGATGATCCTCGCGGATCGCAAGTCACGCTGCTTCGGTCGTGGTGAGGAAAAGATCGACAAGAAGAAGTTTGCTCCATACGATGGGTACGTTGGCAACGTCTATGTCACCATCGGCAAGGACACCCCTCCGCAGATGATTCAGGACAATGGTCAACCCATTGATCCTGCGAACAGCATGGCCTACCAGCAACTGGCGCGCAAGATGTACGGCGGCTGCTATGTCAATGCTGCCGTGAAGCCTTGGGTGCAGGAGAACAAGCACGGTAACGGCATTCGCTGCGACCTTGTAGCCCTGCAGTTCGCTAAGGACGGTGAAGCCTTCGGTGAAGGCAACGTAGACGCCTCTGGTATGTTTGCGGCAGTGACGGGCGCCGTCCCCTCATTCATGCAGCCAGCCGCTGCTCAGATGCCTGCGGCACCGTTTGGTGGGGCACCTGTTGGGTTACCTTCGTTTCTCGGGGGTCGGTAAGTAGGTTTTGGGGTGGTGGCGTGGCCAGCGGTTGTCTGGGTTGCCTAGCAGCGTCGCAGTAACACCACCCCCCTCTGTAAAGGTAATTTGTAATGAGTAACGACTACATCTACGATCTGGAGACATACCAGAACGTCTTCACCATGGCAGTGGAACACGCTGACTACCCTCTCACATGGGCCTTTGAGATCAGCCCCTGGCGCAATGACTCCAGAGCCATCATTGACTTTGTGATGTGGCTCAAGAATCAGGGCGCACGGATGATCGGCTACAACAACCTCGGATTCGATTACCCAATCCTGCACATGCTCATGAAAATGGGCAACAGTGACGCCTACACCCTGTACCAGAAGTGTCAGGCAATCATCACATCACAAGATGATGATAAGTGGACCCACATGGTCAACCCGGCGGATCGGATTGTTCCGCAGTTGGACCTATACAAAATCCACCACTTCGACAACAAGGCACGTGCCACCGGCCTCAAGGCACTTGAATTCAACATGCGATTGGACAGTATTCAAGACCTCCCATTCAAGGTTGGGAGCGCACTGACACAGGATCAGTTGCCGCTGCTCAAACAGTACAACGCACATGACGTTAAGGCCACCAAGGAGTTCTACTTCAAGACTCTGGATAAGATCAAGTTCCGCGAAGAACTGACTCACAAGTATCAACGCGACTTCATGAACCACAATGACACCAAGATCGGCAAGGATTACTTTGTCATGCGGTTGGAAGAAGCTGGTATCCCCTGCTATGATTTCGGTCCTGCTGGCCGCACCGCACGCCAGACCAAGCGCCCGAGCATCGCGCTAAAAGATGCCATCTTGCCGTGGATTAAGTTCGAGCAACCGGAGTTCACGCGCATTTTGAAGTGGTTCAAGGAACAGACCATCACCGAGACCAAGGGTGTCTTTGAAGACATCGTGGCCCGTGTTGAGGGGTTTGATTTTGTATTTGGTCTTGGTGGCATCCATGGGTCCGTGGAGAACCGGATTCTGGTATCAGATGCTGAGTATGAGATCGTTGACATTGATGTTGCCAGCATGTACCCGAATCTGGCTATCTCCAATGGATTCTATCCAGAACACCTTGGCCCGATGTTCGTCAACATCTACAAGCACCTGTACGAGCAGCGCAAATCGTATGGCAAGGGTACGGCTGAGAACGCAATGCTGAAGCTGGCGCTCAACGGGGTGTATGGGGACAGCAATCAAAAGTTCAGTGTGTTCTATGACCCATTGTTCACCATGAAGATCACGCTGAACGGTCAGCTTCAGATTTGCATGTTGGCTGAGAAACTGATACAGATTGACCGGCTTCAGTTGATCCAGTGCAACACAGACGGTGTGACCATGAGAGTACCAAAGGACTTGAGACACCGTGTCGATGAGGTCTGTGATGCATGGGAGAAGTTGACTAAATTGCAACTTGAAGAAGCGGTCTACAAGACCATGTTGATCAGGGACGTCAACAACTACATCGCAGTCTATGAAGACAGTCATGTCAAGCGCAAGGGTGCCTACGAGTGGGATGTAGAGTGGCACCAGAACGCTGGTGGCTTAGTCATTGCCAAAGTCGCAGAACAAGTCCTGGTCCACGGTAAACCAATCCGCGAAACCGTGGAGCAGTGGCCTGACCTCATGGACTTCTGCCTGCGTACCAAAGTGCCGCGCTCCAGCTACCTACAGTGGGGTGATGAGCAGGCACAGAATATTTCACGCTATTACGTGGCCAAGGGCGGAAAGCCACTTTTCAAGCACATGCCTCCGCTGGCCAAGAAGCCTAACGAGTGGCGCAAGTTCGCGGTAGAGGCTGGGTGGACAGTACAGGTTTGCAATGACATCAAGGATGCCACGCTGCCTGTAGACTTTTCGTACTACATCGCGGAAATTGAAAAGCTCACCCTTTGTCTATCGTGACCCAAGACACCAACACCACCAAAACCGTAGCCACTGATCACGGCTATCACTGGCGCCCCATAACACAATTGATAAATGCGAAGTATGGAGTCGCCAGCTACGGGGTTCTTGGTTCATCGAATACATGGTTCACTCACTGGGCACCGTTACCTACTTTTAAGAAGGATTGACATGAATATAAATGCTTTTCCCCAGAGGCCAAAGTGCTTTGGTACTTATCGAACGACTTGTATTGGCCTCAAGCCAATCTGTCATTCCTGTAATCATGAAGTTGATTGTGCAGCGAAGGTGTTGGATCGTGAGTTCAACATGGCGTCACCGGAATACAAGGTCAGGGCTGATGATACTATTCGTGCTATTTCAGAGAAGCGCCTGTTCGAACAGGAGGGTACTATTCGTGATACGCTGAATAACGCTCTGAAATATGATCAAGGTAAGCCCCGAATGGAACTCCTCGATCCTTACGCGATTGATCAACTTGCTCATGTCTTATCATTTGGGGCACAGAAATATGCAGCTCACAACTGGCGCAAAGGGTTATCTAAAACCCGTTTACTCGCTGCCGCGCTACGCCACCTGTTTGCGTATCTTGGTGGTGAGGATAAGGACTCTGAAACTGACTTATCTCATGTGGCTCATGCCATGTGTTGCTGTATGTTCATTATTGGGTTAGAGAATCGACCTGATCTCGATGACCGTTATAAAGGTGAACCGACATGACAATAGTATCACAACCAGTATTCACTCTAGAACAATGTAGACGTATAGCGGAGATGCGGAAAACTGATTATTTCTGTGATCAGGAGTCCGCTGATGCTATCGAGTGGTTGATCACGGAAGTTGAGCATTATCGAGATAAATTGTTGAGGGCAATTGGGTCACAAGTGGAGATAGATAAATGTTAATCTTGGATACAAATGGATGGTTATCGGGTTATCCCTCCAGAAAGGGACCATACAGAGTCCGATCTGACTCAATTACGCCTAACTATGGATATCGTTATTGGAATGGTGAGAAGTGGGGACCACTCTGGAGTCGTAGGGATTGGTGTCTGGAAAGCAAGGGTGCTGCTAGACGCAACTCGCGTATCTACCTGCCCGTTCTTTATTGGGGGAAGATGAAATGAGAGTCATCGTCAAATGTGAATACTCGGGTCGTGTCCGTGAAGCGTTTCGTAAGTTGGGTCACGACGCTTGGTCATGTGATCTTTTGCCCTCTGAGGATAACTCGCCGTACCATATCATTGGTGATTGCTTGGACTTAGTAGACGAGGGGTGGGACTTGGGTATTTTTCATCCTCCGTGCACCCATCTCGCAGTCAGTGGTGCGCGTCACTTCAAGGCTAAGAGAGAGAGCGGTGTCCAGCAAGAAGCCCTTGATTTTGTCGAAAGACTTCTCGGTTCTCGGATACCAAAGACCGCACTGGAGAATCCTGTGAGTATCATCTCAAGTGTGTTCCGCAAACCAGATCAGATCATCCACCCGTGGCAGTTCGGACACGGTGAAACTAAGGCAACTTGTCTATGGTTGAAAGGGCTACCGAAACTCATTCCTACAAATATTGTCGAGGGGCGTGAGGCTAAGGTTCATAGAATGCCACCTGGTCCCAATCGATGGAAGGAACGCAGTCGCACATACCAAGGTATTGCTGACGCGATGGCTGCTCAGTGGGGGAGTTTATGATGCCAATCAAAAAACCTCTTGAGAAAAGCATCGAGGCTGATGTGTGCAAGTACGCTCGGGATAAGGGTTGTCTCGCATTCAAGTTTTCGTCACCCGCACGGGCGGCTGTACCTGATCGTCTGTTCATTGCCCCAGGTGGCCGTATCTGGTTTGCCGAACTTAAGCGCACCGGAGCCAAGGCGACACCGGCTCAACTGAGAGAGCACGAGACGCTGAGGGCTCATGGGGCGACTGTGTTTCTAATTGACGCGGTGGCTGATGGTAAGACTATGGTGGACATGATGGTGATGGGGGCGGTATGACTGCCTTCTATAACGAGATAGACCCGTATGCCGCACAGTGGCTGCGAAACCTTATTGCATCTGGGCACATTGCACATGGAGTTGTTGATGAACGATCAATTGAAGATATCGAGCCTGCCGAGTTGGATGGTTACACCCAGTGCCACTTCTTCGCAGGTATCGGAGTCTGGAGCCTTGCATTGCGTAACGCAGGGTGGCCTGATGATCGACCTGTCTGGACAGGATCGTGCCCGTGCCAACCTTTCTCATCGGCTGGTAAAGGTGCTGGGTTTGATGACGAGCGGCACCTCTGGCCCGCCTTTCACCACCTCATTGAACAGTGCCGCCCTCCAGTCGTCATTGGAGAGCAGGTTGCGAGTAAGGACGCAGACACTTGGATCGACCTTGTACAAGCTGACTTGGAAGGCATGGGTTACGCCTTCGGGGCAGTCCCGTTCCCGTCTTCGAGCATCGGTGCGCCGCACATCAGAGACCGGCTTTACTGGGTGGCCGACTCATCAAGCGACAGATTGGACAGGAGGAGGACAGTCCACCAGAGCAATGGGCGATACCCGACACGGGAGCAATCTGAGAGACTTTGCTCAGTTGAGCGGCTGGCCGACACCCAACTGTCCGAACGGCGGGCAGGTGATAAGCGAGGCGCAATTGATGACCGGCAAACGAGCGGACGGATCGAAAGTGCAAATCGGATTGTGGAATGCCGCGACGCTGACGGGATGGGCCACTCCACGGGCAACCGATCCGAAGTGCGGCGGCACGTACACGGAGAACTGTCAGGGCAAGGACTTGCCGAAAGATGCAACATTGGCGGGCTGGCCGACACCAACGGTGACAGACTCGCAACGCGGGGTGGAATACGACTGCATGGCGAAGAACATGACGCTGAATATGGCGGCAGTTCGAGCGATGAACGGCCCAGCCCGACTAACGGCTTCTGGGCAGATGCTGACTGGCTCTTCTGCCGGGATGGAAAGTGGCGGCCAGTTGAACCCGGCACATTCCCGCTGGCTCATGGGGCTGCCGGCCGAGTGGGACGCCTGCGCGCCTACGGAAACGCGATCAACGCTGTCCAAGCGCAAATCTTCGTAGAGTGTCTGATGTGATTTGTAACTTAGAAAGTAATGTAAATGTTAACCCCCGATCTGCTTCACGAATATCAAAAGAAAGCTGTGGATTTCCAATGTACACATCCAGAGTCAATGCTCTGGCTCGATATGGGCCTCGGAAAGACCGTGATCACACTGACCAGTATCGCGCACCTGTTGAATACCAAATTCCTCAGAGGTGTGATCATCGTCGCTCCAATCCGTGTGTGTCGTTTGGTCTGGAGACAAGAGGCCCAGAAATGGGCAAACACCAGTCACCTCAAGTTCAGCATGGTCACTGGCACCAAGGACCAGCGCACCAGGGCGCTGTTACGTCCTGCTGACATCTACCTGATCAATTATGAAAATCTTGGTTGGATGGCTGAGGCTATTCAGACTTATTTCATGAAGAAAAAGATTGAAATCCCATTCAACGGGATTGTGTACGATGAAGTGAGTAAGTGCAAGAACAGCGGTACCCAGAGAGTCAAGTCGCTCAAGAAGATCATGGATCAGTTCATCTGGACGACTGGACTCACGGGTACACCGGCATCAAACGGCATAAAGGATCTCCACGGTCAGTTCCTTGTGGTGGATAAGGGCAAACGCCTCGGTGTGTCCAAGACCGCATTCCGCACCCGGTTCTACAAGAAGGCCGGACCTTTCAAGGAGGTGGCCTATGACGATACTGAGACGACGATTAAACAGTTGATCGGGGACATTACGTTAGAGATGAGTGCTGCAGACTATAACCCTCTGCCTGATCTGATAGTCAACGACGTTAACGTCGAAATGCCCTTGGAACTCAGAGCCATGTATGACATGATGGAGAAGGACTTCTTCCTGCAACTTGATTCTGGTTCTGAGGTCGAGGTGTTCAATCA